CGGGCTCGGGAGCCGTTGGAGTTTGCCCCGTAAGTCTGCGGGATATTTGCTCTGATGTCCCACAGGAATCGCCACGTCCCTGTCGCCCTGTTCCACACCGTAGTCGATGAATTCTTCCGTTCCGATCGGGTCTACTACCATCGGGTGCTGGAAGGGTTCTGCCTGTTCGGTGGTGGGTGTGGCTAATTCGTATTCTACAACCAAAGGCTTTCCTGCGTTGTAGAGTTCAGCAAGGTATTGTACCCATGTTTCCGTAGTATACGCCCCTTGCGGGACTCCAAACTCAAGCCAGTTGTCATCACCACCATTGGAATTATAGCCAAGACTCCCAACTGGAATTTTTCTATAACCGCCAGAAGTTTCAAAGTGCGTAAAATAATTACAAATTCGAACGTTTCTCGGCGTTGATGTTTTTTTTGCAACTCCGACCATGCCTGCATTTGCATAACTGATTTCCATTAAAGCGCCAGAATCGCTTGAAACGATAGACCAACCAGTTTCCTCTCCAGTAAACACTTTGACCGCTCTACGCCTCGTAACCGTCCCGTCCGCTTCGTAGGTGTCCCCATCAAAGTACAGTTTGTTACTGGCATCCAGTTTCGGAATCCCCCGAAGCGTTAAACTGCTATCAAGAGGATAGGTTCTCTTGCGATATGGTTCATACTCACCGTCACGGTCGCCGTGGATGTTCACGTTGAACTCGTCCCAGTAGTCCGAAGATACCGACACTCTTAAGTAGCAGGCGTTTGACGGTGCGACTCTTACCGCCGCAAGCCTTGTATTGTCGCCACTGATTGGAGCCTTGTTTTCATCGAACCACCACCAATATCTTGCAACAGAAGCCGAAGCCGTTTGTGTCCAGTAATAAGACGTACCACCGATTACAGGGATATAATCTGTCAAACTTACTCCGGCAAGAGACTTGACCGCACCGTTCGCATCAAGGTACTTGCCTGTCTGCACACCGCTTGCGTTTTTGTCAAACTGATTAAACCCGACCGTCTCCTTCGCCGATGTCTGAACGTGTTCAAAGTGCGGTTCGCAGTAGCCATAGTAAATACCGGGGAAGCATTTCTTGAACCACGCAACGCCTGCACCTTCCGTAGCCTGTTCAAGGGTGTAAATGTAGTCGGCGATGGTTGAGCCGAGGGCGGCGGTGAGGTCGATGATGTTGTCTTCGGTAGAGTCATTGATGGAAATAGCCGCGCCAGTGCTTGCCCCGATGCTCTTCGTCCCGTTGATGTTCGCATAATATTTATGACCATTCGGAACGGTTACTTCGGTCGCCCCACTGGCTACCAACTGATTCCACACAACAGACCCGCCGACTATCGTATCATACACCCGGTCACCGACATCATTCGAGCCGCCTGTCTTTCTGTAGATGTACGGCTCGGTGTCGGTGATTGCTTCGGTAGCGATGAGTTGTTCTGCATTGCCCACCGTTGCGAGTTCGGAGTAGCCGTCGTCGTTGAATTTTTTGTCCAATGCTTCCCCGGTCGCTTTTGCGTCTGCCGGAATGCCGGTCTGTGTCAGCGTTTCGTCTGTTTCGGGTACTTTATATAAATTATTAATTCCGGGAAAGGTAATTGAATCTAGGTTCTTTTCTGCTGTTAATTCATCGCCTTCCTCATTTGCTATTGCAATTACAACGTTTCCGTCATTGTTCGGATCGGAAAAAACAAGATTCTTCCCTTCGATGTAGCCATCGTTCATAACACGTTTTGCAATGGCCTTAATGATCCCAATGTTCATTATTTGCACCTCCTAAACCGTAACCCACTCGTTAGCACTTGTTTTCTGCCAAATATTCGCATATCCCGCAGTAAAAGCGATAGTTCCGGGTGGGTAGTTTGCGAGCAGGTCAAGATCTGACCCAGATTCCACCATGATGGACGGCATCTGCGAGTCTGTGGTGATCTCTCCACCTTTAATGTAAGACATGGCGTCTTCGACCTGTACCACATCAATTACTTTTTTTTCTTTCGTTAAGATTTTCATGACGTTCTCCTCTCTATGTTGTCGCTTCAGTGACATCTAAAACGTAACTCTTTAACCCGGTAGTTCCCCCGTCGTCCTTGGCTATCGCTAAATATCCATCGTTTACGGCGTGATATGCAAAGTCCGAAACAAATTGCGGATACGGGTCTGAAACCAGAAAATGAGCAATTATGGTTGCGGAAATGTCGGAAGTCGCTTCTGTTGGATTATATCCGCAGAATGCCGCAACCGGGTTTGATCCTACGGTCGCTCCAAGGCCAAACATGTAGTAATGTCCCTCTTGCACTTCGTACACATCCACCTGTTGGTTGTCGAACCCGCCCGGGTCATAAACGTAGTAACCTTCCGTAATGTATCCGTTATTGTAGTCCGTGGCTATAGGAGTCAAAAGGCCTCCTCCACCGCCACCAGACACGTTTACAACGACCTGATTGTTGGTGGTAGTGTCGTACGTCCCGTTTGCCGTTTTGGTGACGGATGTCTGCTGAACCAAAAGACCGTTTTGCACAACCTTGCCTTCATCCGCAGGTGTCAGTTCTGGAGGAACATTGACCGTCACGTCAGAAAACCCATCGTAGCCTTTGCTCAGTTCGTAAATGCCGTTGGCAATAATGGTTTTAGATTCGAGTTGAGCCGTTCCAATCTCTGCAATCGCCGCCGCCATCTCACTGGGCTTGTATGTGGTCTGAACTCCGAGTTTTGCCCTGATAGCGTCAGCGATCGCCGTCAAAATGCTTTCGTTTATTGTTTTGACCGCCATTTAATCACCTCCTAAAAACTATGACCTCCGCCGCCGCCTTCATGTTCTCCGGCATCAGAACCGCTTGAAGATTGGCCGGCCGATACATCGACATCAAAAGTATCCGTCAATTCCTTGGAGTGCTTTGGCCTATGCCATTTTACTGTTACGGTCATTGAACCTTCTTTGACGAAATGGTCATCTGCTACAGACAATGGATCCACAGTAGAATGTGGAATCACGCTGTTATAGTTCTCAAAATTAACAAAATCAAACTTGTGCCACCCTTTTGTGTAATTTCTACCAACATACCCATAAATGGTATATTCCGGGTATATGTGATACATGATTTCAAATGGTTCGCAAAAGTATTCGTATAATGACGCATTATACATAGTAAGATACATGTAAATAGGTGTAACATTTGGAGTAGAGCCAGGGTGAATGGATGCACCGGAATACTGGCCTTGAAGGTCGTAAGTACCTAAACTGAAATTACTATATACAAATGTACCCCATGCACCAAGACGTTGCGTTATGTCTCCAGTGTAGATCTTTATCGCCCGGATTTTGCCAGTTGGAGTGTCAATGACATATATATCGCTTTCTTCTCCACTGCCTTCACCAGATGCAACGGTCGGTTCAATAGTCAATTCACTTGTCGGAATCACGCCACCGGGATAGCCGTCTCCTTCCCACAGACTCCCGTCTTCTTTGTATGCCTTGACGACCATACCTGTCGTGTCGATGACTTCCCCGGAGTAGTAGTCTTTCTTCGTTGGCTGTATCGTTATCACGATTGAGGACGGCAAAACATCTTCAATCAGTTGGCCTGTTTCCTCATCCTGGTAGATATAATACTCGTTTCCATCGTCTGGATCTATGCCAACAACATCGCCTTCGATGTCCACAGTCACTTCTTCAAAGGCGTAGTACGGATTTCCTTGGTAGTCCGTTTCATTGCTTGCAAGGTACTCACCGTTCTCACGGATGTGCTTTGTTGTACGCTGTCTTTCGTCCTCTGGAACCCAATCGCAGGTCTCTTCGCTGTTGTACAGATTAACTCGGAGGTAATTCAGCGTTCCAAACTGTTTGGAGGTCTGACCCTCTTTGATCGATGCGTTTTTCATGGTAGACTCCTAATTTACATAAACCTCAAAACTGTCGGAAAGCACCAAAGAGTCATTTGGTCTGTTCCAGTTTGCAACGATAGTACATGTTGATGTGCTTACATTCCCGTAGTAGAAAATCTTAGAGAGGTCATCAACCGCCCACGAAGTACTGTTTGTTTTTGAACCTGTCGGCGTACCGTTCATTAGAGCAGGACTTGCAAATACTTGGTCATATCGTCCTGCCTCTTGTAACTCCAAACTAATCAACTTGCTGCCTTGTCGCGCACAATAAATAGTATGACCGTCGTATGTTCTTGTCAATGGAGTTGAAACCTGTTCTGAATGGGTGTTGTACACCTCAAAATACCCGTCGCTTAACCAATGGATCATACCATTTTCTTTTTGTGTGTCTCTGCTTCCTTTTACTTCTTTTCCAAAAACCAAGAGAGCATAAACGTCTGACGTTTCATTGATGACCACATAACTGTAGTCAAATTCAACACCTGCCGCCACTCTCTTGGAGTGACAATCGAACGTTGTCTGTACTGTCATTAAAGGGTTGTTCCATCCCGGATATTCAAGGTTCAGGCCTGTCGGGTCGAAGTTTATAACCGTACCACCGCCCTGACCTCCGCTCGATGCCTTTGTCGGGACGATTGATATTTCACTATTTGGGATTATCCCGTTTGGGTAGGATTCATCATCCCATACGTTGCCATTAGCATCGTAGGCTGTAACTACCATCCCTGTAATGTCGATCGCCTCACCATTTGAGTAACTGGTCTTTGTGGGCGGTGTCGTTATCCTTATACTCGCAGGAAGCATCCTCTTGACCAAATATCCGTCATCGTCAACGGTGACCGCATAGGTGTTCCCATCGTCATAAGTACCGACCGCCTGTGCGTGTACGTCCACGATAACCTTACTATATCCGTAGTAGCCTTGAGCCTCTGCATGGTAGGTTCCATTCTCGTTGATTGACCTTGTGGCCGTTGCTGTTTCGTCCAATGGAATCCACAGCGTGTTGCCGCCGTCGGTGTTCTTCGTTTTCAGTTTCGGTGCGTTAAATGCTTTGAGAAGTCCGCCCTGGTATATCTGTATGTTTTTAGCCAATCACAACAACTCCCTCTTCGTCCTGCTCCACTTCCGTCACGGATATAATGTATAGAAGTTTATGATCTCCGTAGTAGTGCAGAGCCAAGTCTACATCCTCGTCATCAACATTCTCACCGCTCGTGATCGTTCCAGTTGCGTATTGGTTTATAGGCCTGTAAATATACCTATGAGAGTCAGAAGATTGGTCAAGGTACGGATTTGTGATTTGATATTGATACCCGCCCGGCAGTGAATAACGCTTTGTAGCGATTGCAATGCCGTTGTAGATATACCGTATCAACAGATTCGACAGGTCACGAATCGCACAGCCAATAATCTTCACCCTGCTCTTGGCTTGAAGACCAAAGGTAAAGTCTGTGCTTTCGATATACCCGACCGCCCCCCTTGTGTCATCCAGTTGGACAGACACTTTTTGAGCAGGCCTGTAATCCCTGTTATTGATGACATCCGCATCCACCTCTGTCCTCTCAAAGTACAAGAGCGACAGCCGTGATGCTATGTCAGAGGCGTTGTCTGAATTTATAAGCATCACCTTGTCTACACGCACAATATTCGGCGGAGCCGCCTGTGCGGATGTGTCGGGATTGTTCAGTGTCACTTCGGTCTTCGTTACGATATAATCTACACCGTTGACGGTGATATATTCATCGCCACTCTGCGGACTTCCTGCCTCAAAAGCGTAATATGTGAGTGTGATCGCCGTGACGTAGTCCTTATATGACACTGATGGTCGCCAGTACGTTTTATCTGGCGGAATGTCCGTCACTGTCTCCTCGTCCAGGATCCTGATATAGATTCCATCAGTATAGCCCTGTTCCAGATACAGGCCGCAGGCGAAACAAATCCACTGGAGCCGTTCCCTGCCGTTCTGCTCCGGGCAGTAACCCTGCACCGTTTTCGATAACGCCGCCGTGTCTATCAGGTATGTGGAATACCCTGATAACTGGCTGAAGATGGCGGACAGGGCCGTGGTAACTGCCGTTGCAGATGTATATATCACCGCAGGGCATGTTATCCGCTCTAACAGAGTGACAAGGGATTGTGCCTCTATCTTGACAAAGTCCTCGTTGATACGGTCAGCAAACGTTATCCAAAATTTCGCCCACAGTTGGTCGAGGTCGTCATAGAGTTCAGCGTATTTTCCGATGGTGATGTCCCTACCGGTCTTCACTTCAACGGAAAATTCGTTGATTGGTACAACATCCCCGGTGATGTCTGTCTGTGGAGTATACTTCAGATTTTTAATCGCCTCGTATTTTTTTGTTCCAATCTTGATATACATAACTTCTAATAATAGGTGTCCTCACAAGACCCAAGTTCTTCCCATCCATTCGAAGAATAGATGTAAGCCGACCCAACACGGACTTCTGACTCATCGGGAAGCGGTGCCACGCCTCTCGTCAGCACCTGCCCCAAAGTCATCGTTTTGGCAGGGTGGTTGCTCACGATTTCAAACGTGATGCCTCTCCAATGAGATTTGCCGCCGGGCATTCGCACCCAAATGTCTTGGATGTTCTGCACCCGGCCTGTCACCTGCAGAGTTCCGCCGGAGTAAGGAAGTACAAACTGGTGGCCGTCAACAGGTTCCGTAATGAGGTCGTAGATGGCCGCATACTCTTCTTCGTACCCAAAAGGTACCGCCAGCCGCAGGCTATATTTCAGATACGTCCCGATTACATCGTTGAAGTAGGACTTATCCAAAAGCAGTCCGCTGATTTCACTCGATGTCATTTCGGAAGTTCTCTCAACTGTGCATGGGATGTCCCATGATGTTCCGTCTATGCTCCAAGCCATTAGTATGCACCCGAGAGTTGCAATCCGACTCTCTGCCTTTCTTCGTTGTTCATCTTATACACGGCCTTTGCAAACTGCTGTTTGTCCAGTTCAAGGATAATGGTCATATCCCTGCCGGTCCCCATGTCAGAGTACCAGCCCGGAACGGTGTATTCTGTACCGCCGGAAGCAGATGCACCGACCGTTGCAGTGATGGATCCGGAGACCATGCCGCTCAAATCGCCCATCGCCTTTTGTGCAAGGCCGGCGTTCTTCGTGATACCCTGTGCGAGGCCTTCGTCGATGAATTTCCCGTACTGCTCCATGACCTTCGACGGGGACGAGATACTGAAAAGACCTTTAAAGACTCCGAGGATGCTTGCGCCTGCGGATCTTGCGTCTTCGAGGACATTACGCAACCCTCGCATGATGCCTCTGCCTATACCGCTTATGAGGTTTATACCGACCTCCACCATATCCTTGACGCCTTGAGCGAATGCTCTGGCTATCTTTGCGATAATGTTCGGTATGACGGAAACAATATTTGCGACGATTTGTCCCACGCCTTTCACAAGAGAAGAGAGAAGCACGATGCCCGCTTCCGCGATCTGTGGTGCCGCCTTAACAATGGCCTGAACAAGGTTGAGGATTATTACAGGAATTGCTTCGGCGATTGCGGGTGCCGCCCTTGAAATGCCGATGGCAAGTGCAGTGATGATATTCACAGCACCTTCGATGAGGCCTTCCATGTTTTCAGGGTCTGTCAGTATAAGTATGGCGTCAACAATTCCGTCTATCAACTGCGGGACAAGATCCGGAAGAGTTTCGGCAAGCGTTGCCATTATCGTTTGAGCAACGTCGATAAGCGTCTGCGTTATAGCCGGTATGTTCTCTGCGATCATTGAAAGCATACTGGTTGCCATCTTTGCCACTCCTTCGGCCGCTTTGGGAAGTGCGTTCGTGATGACTTCGCCGATCTTCTCAATTCCTTCGGTGAACTTCTCCACGCCTCCGTCTTGACCGCTGACAAGGGCAGTTATTCCGTCCATGACTTCCGTAAGGCCGGGCAAGAACTTCGAAGCGAAGTTGATCTTCAACGCATTCAGAGCGGTGTTCATGTTCTGCAAGGCATCTTGATAGGCCGCCGCAGACTTGACCGCCTCGTCGCTCATGACTCCACCCATATCGTGGAGTTGTTGCTTCATGGCCTCTGTTTCTTCGGCCGACATGTTGAGCAGGGCACCGAGTTCCGTCGCCCCTCGACCAAGAAGTTGAGATGCAAGATAGGTTCGTTCGGTCGTGTCGGTCACATTTTGCAATCCTTTGATGGTAGCCTCGAACAGTTCCTCTTGCGACATGTTGGCGATCTGTTCTTGGGACAAGCCGATACGCTCAAATGCTTCGTTTCCGTTTTCGGCCGCCGCGGCAAGAGTCTTCATCCCTGCCTGCATGGATTCGATGGTCGTCCCGCAGTGTTGCATGATGAAGTCCCATTCCTGAAACGCTTCCGCAGACATGCCCATCTTCTGGCTCATCTTGTCGATTCTGTCACCGGCTTCCGCCGCCTGCGTGGTGGCCTGCTTCAAGTATCCGACGGTCGCAACGGTGCCGGTAGCAAGAATGGCAAAACCCGCCGCCGCAACTTTCGCACCGGTGGCAAGTTTGCTTTTAAACGTAGAGCCGGTTTTTTCCGCCACGTTCTCCGCATTTTTCAGACCTTTGGACAGTTCGTTGTCGTCTATTAAAATTCTGACAAAAATATCGAATAGATTCATTGTATTACTCCAAGAATGTTACTCCTGACCGAGACATAACCTCAAAGATGATTTCAGCGGCGTTCTTCTCTTCTTCCTGAACCTGTGGCTTCATGATGTCCACGAGTTTCTTCTCGACATATACGCCACCTTGCACCACCTTCGCTGTGTTCTCGGTGCAGATCCGTACACATTCCGCAACATAGAGTTGGAACATCCTGTCTTCACGCCGTTTTCGGTATTCGGAGAGGATGTGCCGAATTATGTGTGATGCCGTTAGCCGTTTTGGCGAGATTCTTCCGATGCAGGAGTAGACGGCATCACGTCCGGCTTCGTCTCCTGCGATAAAAAAAGTTCTTGTACGTCAGGGTCGTTAAAGATCGCAAGAAGGTTTTTCGGGAGAGTGAAGAAGTTTACACTTTCAACGTATCTCCGAAAATCCGTTTCGTTGTCGACGTCAACGCCTTCGAGGATCGCCATGATCTGCAACACTTCTTTCTTGTGGTGCTTCAAGGCGTGCTTGACGGCCTTTACTCGTCCATCTTCTTGTGCGACTAATTCCCTTACTTTGCTGTCTCCGATAATGACCGCCGACGGCTCGACGAGATTTGCGATTACTTCAACGGCTTCTTCGCCTTTAAAACTCGAAAGATTTCTCATTTAATTTCTCCTTTTCCTTTGGAAAAAGGGTCTTTTGCAAGACCCCGATTTCTTTGCTTTGTTCTACGGCTATGCCGAAACAACGATAACTGTGCAAGTATCCGTATAGGTGACTCCGTCTTCGGTGATGCTTGCCGTGATAATGGCACTTCCTTCCGCTTCTGCTGTGACCGTTCCTGCTGAAACCGAAACCTTGGTGCTGTCGCTTGAACTCCATGTCACGGTTGCGTCAGAAGGCTCTGTGACCACCGTGAACGTATACTCGCCATCTTCTTCCAAGGTAATGGCATGTTTGTCAAGTTCTACAGACGGAACTGCAACGGCGTTGCCTTCGTGGACATAGATCTCATACGGAACAACATCTTGTGCGTCGTTGCTGAAATGTCCGGTAAACGTGAAGGCCATCTGCCCCTTCGCATTGTCACCGCTCTGGATCTGGAACCCGCCCGTGGAGAGTGCGTTCATCAGTTTGATTGCGAGGAATCCCGCATTTTCCCCAGTGTTGACGGCGGAGTAATCCCCGACCCACCAAACGGTTTTGAAGTCCGTCTGTTGAAGTTCCTGTGCGGCGACGATTTTGCTCACTCCGCCAGACTGCGTCTTGACACCCATTGTGTTGAGCAAAAGGATCGTGTCTGCATCAGCCGAAACAAATGTGCCGGACATGGTGACTTCCCATGAATCCAACATCATGAGTTCCTTCGTGTTCTTCGGGCAGTTGTCAATGTCCTCCCCGAAATCTGTGAAGGTGGGAGCCGCAGTGAAATTGATTCCTCCGGTAGTTGCTCCCAAAATCTTGGCACCGCTTGGGATGCCGCCCTGAGTGGGGTCAAAGTTATCGAGTAAGATGCCTGCGTTCAACTGCAGGTTATTAAACGTGTCTGTCGGAATTCTGGTGAATGTTCCTGCCATTCGTATTCCTCCTTAATTTGTTATGAAATCTGCAATCAATCGCAGATACTTTCGTTTGATTTGGTCATCCGACGGGTCAGACATGTTTTGTGCAAACGGGTTGTCCGCCCGAAGCCAGATTCCACCGTTATCGCACGGTATCATGATTCCTGTGGAAACAGCGGCCTGTATCTCCCTCGCCTTCATGTTGCAAGCAGTCCATGAAGAACTCCGATACCAAAGGTTCGCAGTCAAGGATACGGAACGCAAAAGGGAACCGGTCGCCATGCTGTAGGTGATATACGGAAATGGCGCATTATCTGGGACGGTGTTTTCCTCGTATGCGGTCAGCGAAAAATCGTTATAGAATTTGTGCAGTGCGGCTTCTATCGTCATTGTGCCAACTCCCAAACTTCCGCTGTCACCTGCGAGTATGCAAACGTCGCAGACTCTGGCGTTTTCTTGTCATGCCCGTTTGATGTGATCCTAAAGATCTTCCCGTCGGATTTTCTCTTGATTATATCGTGAAACTGGAGCGGGGCGTTTTTTGCCGTTGTGATGGTGTACAGAGAAGATACTCCTGCAGATTCGGCTATTCTGGCTTGCATGGAACTGTCGAAGGTCGCCGCCGCCCGAAATTCTGCTCCGTCCTGCCATGTTCGGATGAACCCTCCTTCTCCGTCTGGAGCAGAGGAGTAATCCATCATCACGAACTTCTCCATGCTTTGTTCAACAAGGCTCATATCTTCCTCCATCGGTTCAGCCGGTCGGAAAACGCCGTTTGCCACTTGATAACAGAGCCGTCCGAACCAACCGCCTTTGTGTAACTATATCCGCCCCAAGTCTCGGAAGTGTAAGGAGACAGCATACCGGCCTCGGCATTGTATGCCGTGATATCGCTCGCAAGATCCTCGATTTCCTTGGGGACGGCCATCGTCCAGACAGAACCGGTGAAGGTTTCGTCTTTAAGGTCGTCAGCCGGGTACTGGTGTACGCCGTCATTAAAGACGCTCCCAACGATACGGAAGTACTGGCCTTCCTGCAGTGCGTCGAATTCAAGGCTTCCACCTTCGATGGTAAATTCATCGAAGAATTTCTCCTTTTCGAACCAGTTTCTGATCTCCTTACAGATTTCCGTTAACATCTCTCTTACTCCCGACTATGCTGTTTTGACGGCCAGATCATCATTTCCTGCCGCCTGTGCTCTTCCGTTAGCGTCTACTGCCGCAACGGTGATCTTGTTGTGGGTCTCAGCAGGTGTGATGTCGTCGCCGCTGTCAATATCCTTCCATGTGCTTCCCAGTTTCTGTCCGTAGGTTACTGCCGGAGCGGTGTCTTTTGCGGTCTTGTATACCCATTTTTCACCCGTTCCAAGCGTATACCCGCTCATAGCGATGTTGCTGTCGCCAACTGCGGTTCCTGCTGTGGATGCAACCGTTACGCTTCCGAGAGACGGGGTGCTGTCAATCTGGCCGACAACAACGCCGTCAGCATATTCTACGAGGAACTGGATTCCGCTCATGATGAGGGATTCGATCTGTGCACGTTCCTCGTTCTGATAACCGGACTTGATGCCGATGTAACCGGTCTCGTCTGCGGTCAGGTCAAACGCTCTTGCAACGTCGCCATTCATTGTCAGGTAGTACAGGATGAGGTTTTCTTTCGCTGTGGAGAAGACCTGCCCCTGCGGGATGTTGGAGTTCATGACCACGGTGCCGAGGCCAAGGAAGTCCTCAATGTAGTTCATGCCGAACGCAGTCTGTACGGTGACCTGTGCGGTTGCGAGATAGTCAGCAATCGTCAGCGGGTTGATGAAGTGAACGGTGGAAACTGCATCGTCCTCAAACAGAACCTGCAACTGTCCCCACGTTCCTGCAAGTACCGCCTGCAGGGTGGAGGCCGCAACAATGGTGCTGTCCAGACCGGTCAGGAATGTGAAGAAGTCTGTTCTGATGCCTTTCTGAACGTCGTTCAGCAGTTTGGCGTCTGTCTCGCTGACTGCCTCCTCGTAACCGGATTTCTTGATGGCTTCAGCAGAAGCCGCCTTCCGCCACTTCTTCAGTGTGATCTCGCCAACGGCTTCTTTTGTCCGCTGATACTGGGAAAGCGGAATGATCTCGCCTTCGGGAACATTGCCGTCCTGCAGTGTGCCGGTAGTCTTGTAGACGTACATCGTTGTCCCTTCCATCATCGGGATCTTACGGGTCACGCCGAGGGCTTCCATCAGTTTCGGCAGGATGTTTCCGCCGAACTGTTCTACAAAGTCCACTTCCCGGACTTTTGCCATGTTTGTTGCTTTGATCAGATTTGTTTCTGCACTTGTGGTAACTTCTGCCATTTGTATACTCCTCTCTTATTCGAGACCGAAAAGTTGCGGATTTTCAGCGATTTTCTGGCGGCGTTCCTTGCCGTCTTTGATAGCCATGATCTCCGCTTTCGTCATGGTCGTCTTGCCGGTGTTCTGCGGCGGGTTAAACGTTTTTGTTCCAACCGTCTGCCCCTGAACGATAAAGTCCGCCCATTCTTCTTTGATGTTCTTCACGATCTCGTCTTTGACAGCAAACCCCCCGTCTTTAAACTCGAGGTCTTTGAGGTCTGTCACTTTCATGACTGCGGGGATTCGTTTCTCGGAAACACCGACTTCCTTGAGCAAGTCACGATATGCCTGTTCCTTGGCCTTCGTGGTTTTCTCCGTCTCAACTGCGGTCTTATATTCCTCAAACTCTTCCTTCAGTGCGTCGTACTTGACCTTCCAACTGTCTTTTTTTGCGTCTTTTGCTTCTTCTTCCAGTTCGTCGATTCTTCCCTGCAACTTGTCGACATCCTTTGCCTTTTCTTCGGCTTCCTTTGCCTGCGTCTTCAGGGCGTCAACGGTTTCGGTGTGGGCTTCGATGATCTGGTCAACCTTCTCTTCTTCGATGCCCATCGCTTTCAGCATCTTTCGTGTAAGTGCGATAAGTCATCACTCCCTTCTTCATATCGCCATTCATAGCCTCCTGCGGATTCACTCCAACCATTTAAGGCGTTGCAAATCGCTGTTCGACTTATTTTTGTTAGTTTGCTCGCATATGTTGCACTCTTGAATTCAGCAACTTTCAATCCGTTTTCATACTGACCTACTCGCTTGTTATGCCCATACTCGTTGTTATATTGTTGGTCACACCATTCAAGATTTTCAGCCTTGTTGTTCAAGGTATTTTTGTCAATATGATTAACAACATCGTGGTTGCCCTTATTCTCCACGAACGCTTCTGCGACAAGTCTGTGGACAGCATGTTGCTTGCTTGTTTTGCCATCTGACAATATGACAAACAAATATTGTATACTGTCTCTTCCTCTACGCCCCGGTTTGAGCTTTCTCCCACTCCTAACGTAGACCTTCTCTCCGCAAACTACTTTTCTTGGAAGTGAATAGACATCCCCATCGTCGCTTACAAGATACATTCCTTCGTACCCTTTAATGGGTTTAAGTGCCATACATGTCTCCTTTTCTTCGGATTCGTTTCTTTGAATTTTGACGGTTTTATTATAAACTATAATCTCCATTTTGTCAAATGTTATACGTTTCGTAACACACTTGCAACAATTTCAACGATTGTTTGCTCATTTGCTTCTGCCGCCGGTCTTAAATAAGGCTGTGGGCGGTTTCTGCTTGTGCCGAGTTCCTGATATTTTGCGTATTCAACATTACTCCCGACTTGTACTTCGTTCTCCGCACTCATCTGGGTGTCGATGCTGTTCCGCAGGTTCCCCGTGTCTACTGGTGCGAGTTCTTTGGCGTAACCTTCCAACGCCCTTCCTCCTGCCATGAGTGCGGTCTGGTATCTGTCCCGAAGACGGCGAAGCAATTCCGACGAATGATCGTTTTCTATTCGGATGTCAAATCTGCTCATCTCCTCCCCTCCTTCCACTGCTCGTATGTGCTTGTTACTCGACTTCTACGGTCAACTGCATCTGGATGGATGCTGTTCTTCGTTCCCATCACGTTGTAGTCCAGTGTGCAACGACAATTCATGAATTCCGCCGGATCTCCTGTCGATTGGTCGCCCGGCATCATCAAGCCGTTGGAAAAGGTTTCTTCCACTCGTCTTTGCTCGCCATCAAGAATGCGGTGGCTCTCCCTTGTCCGCTCGTCGAGAGTGGCGAGCCATATTTTCTTCACGTCCACGCCTGCCGCTTCCAAGTCCCGCAGTCCTTCTATTCGTGCGGTGTTCTGTATTCCAGTGACGAGCGTTCTTGCTGTCCTGACTGCAACGTGGTCGTCCATCCATGCCACTCTCTGGATCTCTGCGGCAATGTCCGGTATACTCCTGCCCCTATTGATTCCGCCTCTGACCGCATCGTATATGCGTCTTTCGTGCCAGTTACGGTCTCTTGTTTCGTTGATGGAAGGAGCGGGAATTGCGATCCTTGGAATCAGTCCTGCGGATGCGGCCTGATACTCCGTGCGGGCGTATGCAGTCGTTAAGCGGAAGAATCCGGGGTCGCTGTTATACATGTCGGCGTTTTCTCTACGGATTTCTTCTCCTGCACGGTTGAAAAATCCGACTCGGTTAAGGACATACACTGCACTTCCTGCCCGTAATGCAATCCTTAAGGCATCCTTGTTTGCCTCTGTGCATTCCTCGGAAACTTCCTGCTGAAAACGGTTCCAGTCCCCCGTCATGTAGATTATGTTTCTCCATGTGGCGTATTCTTCCGGCGTTGCCTGACCGTTTTCGAACCTTTTCCGCAAATCTCCTTCCACATCGGCGTATTTGTCGAAATATTCTTCGGTCATCTTCTTGAGTTTCTTTGCGAGTTTCTTGTAACGCTTTGCGATTCCTTTTTCGACAGATTCAAGGATCTTGTCCGTCTCTCGATGTTGTTTGTCCACTCGTTACACTTCCTCTACAAGACCGAACCGGAGAGCGCCCTCGTTGTTCATGCGGTCAAGTACCTCTTCCGCCTTGTCTGCATCCCCGAGAATCTGCAGGAGTTTTCGAGTCACGTATTCGCTATCGAGGTAACTGGCTCCGAGCATGAGTTTCTCGATTTCTTCCTTGCTGTTTGTCAGCAGGGAGCGAGTAAAAGTCGGGTTGTCTTCGATTCCTGCAATGCTCAAGATTCCCTGAAGGAAGTCAATAACGCAATACTCGAACTGGTCGGCTTTTGCGTTCAACGGGTCATAGGCCGCTTCGATTTGTGTGGCTGTGACCTGACCTGCGGCGATCTGCTCGGTATTTACGCCCATAAAGTCACGGTAAATGTCTTTTTCCGACCGCTCAAGCATCGCTTCCCTGCTTTCGTACGGAACGTCAATGGTGTGTGCCTCTGCCGTTGCTCCGTTCTCGTCCACAACAGCCGCCTTGACAGTTTTCATGTGCTCAAGGAATTTCACGAGGTCAACGTCATCCATTCCTCCGGCGTTTTGGATCGTCCAGTAAATCTGTGAAGCGTCATCGAGGTCGTTTGCGAAACCGCTTTTTATGAGGTCGTAAGCGTCTATCTTTTCCCGCAGTCCAATGATTTCCGACTGGTGGAGCGGATTTCCCCACATTGGAACGATTGGGAACGTCGGATAATTCTCTCCGCCGTAGATCTCCACGCCGTCCGCTTCGGAGACCCCCACGTTGATGATGTAGGGCGTTTTCTCGGAAAGAATCTGCATGTTGTTATCTTTGAGCATGTACTCCGTCACTCCATCCAGTTGGTACAGGGTGGCCCGAAGCGGTTTCTTGTCGTCGATTTGCCAGAATCGGATGCCCGCCATCAACGCCCCGTTTTCCTCGTCGTAAAGAGGGACAAACTCAAGCAGGGAAAACACTTCGACGTGGTCAAGATTCCAGAACCCAAAACCTACTCCGTCCCTGATCGATATCCTTGCAAGTTCCTGCAGTTTGATGTCGAAATCGTTCCCAAGAGCCTTCGGCGTGTCGTCCTTCTCCCAATGCACGCCGTTTCCGAGGAGAAACTGCACCTGCTGTGTGACAAGCCGATAAAAATAGTTGCTTGCAAGTTTGTAATTTGCGGAATAGTTATCCGGCACCGCCCTGCCCGACATCGTGTATAGCAGTTTCTGATACTGCACGATCGTCCGGTTTTTCTGACGCAGGTATTCGTCTGCGATCTGTGCGGTGTTGTACGGTTCGCCGTTTTTGTGGCTTCGAATGGCTGAAAGGACGAACTCGCCAATGTTGGCCTCGTTGTCTCCGACTGCTAAAAGGTCTTGATAGGTAATAATTGTAATCACATCCTTTCATATTTCCATACATAGCCACCTGCCGTTTTTCTTTTCCCACTACATACTTGTGCTATGTTTGACTTACAAATATTAAGTTCTTTTGAAGCAAGGCTCATATAATCCCATTCCGTTATATATTCACCTTGTTTTGAATACTGATATACTTTTTTCGCAAGATGATGATTAACCCCAGATTTAGATTTGCTTATGTTTTTTCTGTGCGTTTCGCTAAATCCCATTCTTTTTCGGGCTTTTGATATTTTATCTTTTGCGTCTTGACTGTGATTCTTTCTGTACATACCGCCTCCTTCGCCACCGAGCGTTTCGTTGTATCCATATTCTGGGTCGGTGCTTCTATAGGACTTTATCAAAATCCTTTCCATTTCGCACGCATCTTCTTTTGATAATTCTTTGGCAACAATGTCATGGTCAAAATTATCCCATCCATATTTTTTTATTGCCCTGCTAAAATGTTGATTTGAGTATCCGTTTCCGTTTTTCCACCTGTTCTCTGGATTTTGTAAAGTAATCCCAATATACACTTTCCCATTTAATTTGTTTGTGTGTTTGTAAACAACATATTTTTTCATCGTCGTCACCTCCACAATAATTATATCATTTTTCTGATAAGTTTTCAATCCTGATACGTAATCATTTTCTTTTTCTCCTATTTGTAAATAATGGGGTTATAATCGGTTTTTATCTTTGCGATTTTCTTTGTTTTTACAAAGTAACGCATTGCGTCCATGCAATTATGAACAATCAAACCGCCCTCAATTGCAAAATTGTGATTGTCCTCGACCTCCATGTTGTAAACATCAGCCGTTACTATTTTTTGAATTGCCTTTATTCCAACGGAGGAAGTTTCCGCAACTCCGGCAACAGGTTTTTGCTTTTGAATATTTATTTGTTCTGAACTCAGCGCCGCACCATTTACAAATTCTTGTTTCATTGTCTACACCCTGTTTTCTTCTGTATGCCGATCTACACGTATTAGAACAAAAACGGTTTACCCCGTGATCTGTTGCTTCAAACTTTTTGCCGCAATTATCACACTTGAAAGTCTTTTTTTGATAAAGAGCATCTTTCATTTTTTCATAATGCTCTTTGTGCCACTCCCTGCCGGAATCTGAACCATGCCATTTCGATGCTTTCGGTCTTGCGTTTTCGTCAAGGTTTTTTATTTGCTTCTCATATCGTTTTTTATCCCACGATTGCCCGTGCAAACTTGCGTGTTCTTTTTTCGTCATCATTTGAAGATTGTCAATTTCATTGTTTGACTTCTCAAAATCTTTGTGGTGGATTTCACAACCCCTTGAAACTTTCCCATTGAAATATTCCCATACGCAAACATGCAATCTTTTGTGTGTTTTTGCGTTCAGATAATACCCTGTTTTCTTGTCTCTGCGAAAAACGAGATTATCGAAAATGGCGACGTCTCCGTCTTCGTAATATTGAACCATGATATAGTCCTCCTTTAGTCTATATCATAACTCAAACTATCCATAATGTCAATTATTCTATCTGACACAAGCAAGTCTTTTGCTGACACATAACCACGTTCTGTTAATATTGAATGCTCACCCGTGCAACGAATGAACCGCCTGTCCTCTGTTTCGATTTCAAAGATTTCCGCTTGCTCTTGCGTCAATCTGCAATCATGATACGGCTTTAACTCCGCAAGACCGGTTTCCGTGTTATAACTCCACACTTCTCCGGACGTTCCCACCAATTCAGAAATCGGCTTTGCTCCGTCCTTTGTGTTTACTAACGTTTCACCAACAAGGCAATGGTCATCCTCTTTGATTGGCCGGTCTTCCACAGCGTCGTCCTGCCATACATAACCGGATATTTCTTCCGTCCAGTTTTTCAACTTTGGGACAAATCTAATGATTCCACGATGCATAGCGGAAGCGGTCTCCCTTATACCGTCCAAAACGGCATTGTCTGCAGGGACGACCCGAAAGTTTCCGCTTTTCCGCAAAAGGGCGATGAAAGAGGCCGCCGAAGGGTCGATAATGGTTTCTATTTTTCTGTACAATTTCAGTTCCTCATCCGCCACTCTTTCGGCCTGCTTGCTGATGGCTTTCAGCGTCTTTTCTACGAAACGGACGAGGTCTGTCAGATACTCATCGTCTGTCTTCTGGATCCCTTCCGCTCTGCCTGAATAGTAGTACTCGTTAATGGCGTACCACACCGCCCCGATCCTGACCCAAAAAAGCACCGCAAAGGCGTTTTGTGTTCCGTAGTCAATCGAAAGGCAGATTTCTTCGACCTGCCCGAACGGCATGACTTCAATGGCGTCTTCGTACATCGGATATATCAGGCCTTCCGCCATTGTCCACTCGCCCAAAATGTACCGCTTATAGTATACCGTTCCTTTGTATTCGTTGCAAAGGTTTTCGATGAAATCGTCTCCAAGGAAGGGATTGTCGAAGATCGTATACCTTTGGACGTAGGCGTTTATGTCCGGATTATCGATGAATGTTTTGAGCCAATGCCCCGGATACTCCGGGTTGCACGCTCCGTCAAAACGGCTGTACGGCTTGTCGAGACGAGACTGGAGCATGGCGAAGACTTCCCTGTTCCACTTTGCCATTTCGTCGCCATAGCAGTATTTTATGCTCATGCCTTGGATCTTCCCGAGTTGTGAGATCTTTTCCGCACCTAAACAGTACACGGGCACTCCGCACACCATCGCAATATTTCGGCTGTTGATATATCCGACAAGCGACTCGGTGAATTGCTCCCGCATTGGTTGGAGGATGTTTCTTTCAATGGTGTCACGGGAAACTCCGATGAAGACGTTTAGCCCCTGCAGGTCTTTGTACTTGCGAAGGTAGTACGGGATCATGTGATAGACATCCACAAATGTCTTTCCAGACCGAACGGCACCAACTTTCAGATTCCATCGCTTATTCGCCTTGATCAAGTATTCCTTCTGCTTCTGGCTCAAGTCCGGCATAGGCTCTTGTCTCCTTTAAAAGATCATCTAACTTTTCAAGTGCGGCGTTTGTGGTAAGTTCTTTCTTGTCTCGCCAAATGTCAGGCTTTCTGTTCTTCAGCCAAAATATCTGAGCAGACACTTGAGGTGGTATATATACTTCTTCGTCAAAGTATTCAACGTGCTCCTCCGTGATCTCCATTCCGTCTTTTCGTCTTGTTGTTCTGAGCCGAATGGGTTTTCGTACCGTCTCCTTGTGTCCGAGTGCAGATTTCAGCATAGCATTTTCGACTTCAAAGTCTACTGGCGCTTTTCCTCTTTTTATAGCGTCTGAAATCTCCGAATACTTCTTGACATATTCGTAAAAAGTGGAAGCCGAAATGCCCATTTTGCCGGCAATATCTTCGTTTCGCAATCCATCTCTTGCCCAACTTTCTATTCTCGTTAAATTGTTTCCAGTCAACCATTCAGTTGCTTTAGATGGTCTTCCTGTCATAATTCATTTCCTTTCATTTATATATAACGAAAGCCTCCTGTCATACAGTTGTCTCTCTTAGACTTCCTGTTGTTGTCGATCCTGCTCTTGTTATTGTTGCATCGGTTTACACTCCATCTGATCATTTTCCATTTTTCGGAACCGTTAAGAGCGTTTATCATATTTTTTGCACTGGTTACTATTCTGAAATCGAAACCTTCCTGCTTGTAATGTTCGGCGATCAAATTCAGAAATTTTGTGCCAAGACCGATGCCTTGATAATCCGGCAAAATAACAAGTCTTGAAACACGCTTCAATTTTCTGTTTCTTGAATGAGGTTGATGCAGTACACCTATAAATCCAATTATGTTGTTTTCTTCGTATAACCCATAACAAACGCAAGCAGACGGCAGATCAGAATTTAGATAATGATAACGCCTAAATTTTTCCCATTCTTCACGCCCACATCTTTTGACAACATATTCTTTTCGTTGCCGTGGGCGGTTGGAAAAACCATTTTCATTGTGTCCGTGTTAAACACCCAATCTGGTTCTATCCAGTCGATCACATCAAAGTGACACGTTACCGCCACGAATTGTTTGTTTGTTCGATTGATTGCTTTTCTTGTTGCAATGCACATCGTTTGAGCAACATTTCTGTCCACAACAGAAGTGAACTCGTCAAAACAGACTTTTTCTGATTGTAACAACGCTCTTGCCAGATCCACCCTCATTTTTTCGCCGTTGCTTAAAACAGCATAAGGTTTTAAACACGATGGAACCGATCCGAAACCCACTGCATAAAACATTCTTTCTATTGTTTTCATATCCACATCGGGCATATCGTCAACAACGGAATCGCTTTTGTATTCAAATTGCTTAACATAGCAATCTGAAAATATTTCTTTTGCAATGGTTGTTTTGCCTGTTCCGCTTGCCCCAACGATCACTCCGATTTGCCAATTTTCGGGTAACTCTATGTTTCCAGTAAACCTTTCGTTTGAATGTTCAAACTTGACATCAAAATCAGATTGTATCTTTGACACTCTGAAAGTCAGTTTTGGCTTGTTCGTTTTTACAATGTCGAAATTCGGCATACATATCCCTCGCTTGTCAATTTGTTAAAGATTTCTTCTGCTTCCGTTTCGTTTTCACATTCAACAACAACAGATATTTTTTCTTTGTATTCCACTTCTCTTGGTTCTTCGGGTTCTGTTTCTTCATAAGCTTCAAAACCATATTTTGACATATCAATAAGCCCTTCAAGTTCATTCAGTTCTTCTTCCAGTTTCCCGAAATCCCATGCAGAAAGTTCAGCGGTCTTGTTATGTGCGATAGCATATGCTCTTCTTTCCTCATCGGAAAGGTGGTCAAGTCTAATTACAGGAACTTCACTTAATCCAAGTTCAAGTGCGGCGAGGTATCTGCCGTGCCCTTCAACGATGGTATTATCCTTTCCCCATACTCCAATGGGATCAGAAAAGCCGAATGCTTCGATGCTTTTGGCAATAGCGTGTACATCTGCTTCCTCGTGCCGTCTCGCATTTTTTTCGTATTCATTAATGTCTCCGATTTTTAAATATTCAATGTCCAGTTTCATATTGCCCTCCTTTTCTCCATTATAACAAGCAAACGAAAAAAATACAATAACAATTTATCTTTTATAAAAATGTGCTTGACTTTTATTAAACTTAGGTATATAATAAGTAAGTAAATTAAAGATGACATGGGAGGTAGAAAGAGGTGAATTTATGCTTTTACTCAAGGACAGGGAGATCCTAAAACTGGACAAGAAATTCCTGCAAGCACGAATTGAAATGCTTGAAGAGGAAGGGCGAACAAAAGACGTCCGTGAGTTGAAGAAAGAGTTGCGGGAGTTGAATGATCGGCTACGTTGCAAATTACTTCGGACGGAAAGGCGGTGAGGTGTATGTTCAAGTATAAGTTGTGCTTGGCAAGAGAGGAGTCCTTCGAGTACATTGGCAAAGCAAATGACTCCAATTCTGCGTATACAATATTAAAAGCATTCGGGGCGACAACCGAACCGGAAGAAAAAGTTTGGCTTTTGACCATTAGTACAAATGGTGAGGTTACAGGGATCTTTGAAGTGGCTCACGGAGGGATTTCTTCGGCACATGTTGAAATCGCCTCGATATTCAAAATGGCATTGTTGGCTAACGCCACGTCAATAATTTTAGCCCACAATCACCCTTCTGGCGATCCTACGCCTTCAGGACATGATTATAAATTAACCAGAGCCGTAAGGCAGGCCGGTGACATTTTAGGAATCAAACTTCTTGACCATATTGTTGTTGGCTATGATTCTTACGAAAGCGCACTGTGAAAGGAGGTGATATCATGATTGTATCGGGAACCGTTTTGACTTTGCTGATCGCCTGTACCGCTTACAGGCTTGGGGTACTGATTGAGCGGCAACGGCAGGAGGCCTGCAACGAGAAAAAGTACAGAAGACGTTGCAGACTTACAGCAAAAGAGTGTAGAGAAGGTTTTTTCTCTAAATACGAACCGAACGCATAGAATAAACTATGCGTTCAGTCCAAAACACTCATCATAAGTCGAGCACCGGGCATGGTGTCCATAATCAATGTAACACAACAAAGGAGGTTTGTCAATGAACATTTACGAGAAATTAGCGGAGATTACCGCAGAGTTATCCGCAGTAGCGAAGAACCTGACCGTCGGCGAGGGGAGAAGTTCTTACAGGGCGGTCGGAGAGGCTGACGTTCTGGCGGCGGTCAAGCCGTTGGAGAAAAAGCACGGGGTCTACAGTTATCCTGCAAGCAGGGAGATCGTGGACAGCCAGATCATGGTTTCGCAGAACTACAAGGGGCAGGAGGTGCAAAAGCAGTTTGTCCGCATCAAAACGGTTTACCGCTTTGTTAACACCGAGAAGCCCGAAGAATACGTAGAAGTGACCACGTTCGGGGACGGAGTTGACCCGCAGGACAAGGCACCCGGCAAGGCCATGACATACGGCGACAAATACGCTCTTCTGAAGGCGTACAAAATCATTACTGGCGAGGATCCTGACCAGTACATGAGCGAGGAAGGCACGTTTACGAAGAAAGCCGATCTTGCAACGCCGGCGCAGAAGAAGCAGATCATAAGCGTTGCGGAGCAGATGGGCGTTGATTACAACGACGTCCTGAAGCAGGTAGGATTCAAGGAAGGCACGGCATTCACTGTCGAGCAGTATAAGAAGGCCATCCTCATCCTCAAGGGGATCTCTGATAGCAAGGAGGCGTGATGTTAAGGTTTGACGGCAAAATCACAGGAGTGAGCCGTGACCTGTGGAACGGTGGCTATTTGGTCACCGTGTCCACAGAAACGGATTTTGAAGGCGTTGACATACCGCAAGGCACCTTGACCTTTACCGCAGGTAAAAAACGAGCAAGGCGTAGCCTTGACGCAAACGCCTATGCATGGGTACTCATGCAGAAGATTGCGGAGAAGGTTGGTTCCGATAAGTGGAGCGTTTACCTTTCCTGCCTGTCAAGGTACTCCAGAGCGTTTACGCACATCATTGTCAAAGAATCAGCCGTTCCACGGATGAAAGAGTTGTATCGAGAGTGCGTGGATCTCGGAGAAGTCGAAGTTAACGGGCACAAGGGGCATCAGTTGCAGGTTTTCTTTGGGTCAAGCACCTTTGACAGCAAGGAAATGAGCGTTTTCATTGATGGAATCATCAGCGAGTGCAAGGAACTGGGGATACCGACAGCGACCCCGAGAGAAGTGGAGGCGATGAAAGCAGGATGGCGAAGAGGTTGACTTCAGTTTTTACCGACGACATGGATCACTGCATTTTCACCGGTAGCCCTGTAGTAGAAAGGCACCACATCTTTGGAGGAGCGAGTCGGAAGTATTCGGAGACTTTTGGATACGTCGTTCCTCTCCGACCAGACTACCACCCGAACGGAACGCAGGCAACAGAGTATGCCATGACCGTGATAGATCTGGAACTGAAGAGGATGGCTCAAAGGCATTTTGAAGAACATCACGGTGGAAGGGAAGATTTTATCTCTTACTTTGGTAGGTCATATTTATAAGTTATAATTGACGTTTACCGTTTTTTAGTGTATAATTATAAGAAAAAAAGGAGGTGGCGAAATGAAGCCAGCAAAATACGCATCGTATGCGGTGCCAATCACCGAAGAAAGCAAGGCTATCCTTGCAAAGATCAAGAAGCAGACCGGAAGCCCCTACACGTTTACGGTCAATGCGGCGATTAAGGAGTACTATGACCGAAGAGTTAAGAAGGAGTGATTTCATGATTGTTTTTTCGGCATATCTATGCTATAATATCAATAAGGTTGGTACAGTTGGCGGTACTGTATCAACAGAATCAAATATTGTACCAACCTAAACGGTTTTGCGGAGGGTGCCGCCACACCCGAAGCATGACCGTTTTTATTTTAGGAGAAGAAAATGAGCATTTTACATTTACTTGCATCTGATGGATTCTTGTCTGTGAATAAGCATATCGCCCGGGTTGTTGGGCTTGATGCGGCGGTTCTTCTTGCAGAGTTGGCATCTGCTTATACTTACTTTGAGAGCCGGGATCAACTTACTCCCGAAGGAATGTTTTTCGAGACTGTTGAGCGGATACAAGAAAACACAACGCTTTCCCAGTATCAACAATCAAAGGCTGTTAAAGTGCTGACCGATGCAGGTATTCTTAAAACAAAGAAAATAGGGATCCCTGCAAGAAGGTATTTCCTAATCAATGAGGAGTCAGTTGTAAATATACTTGAATACAAGAAATCAAAAAACTTCATCACTGGTGATAAAAAAACTTCATCACAGGATATTGAAAAACTTGATTGTAATAATAATATAGATATTAAAGAAAAAAATAATAATAAATATATACAGGAAACAATCGAGGATTTTAATAATACCTGTAAATCGCTTCCCAAGGTTCAAAAAATGACAGATGGCAGAAGAACGGCAATTCGGAAGGCTCGGGAGATCGTGCCAAACTTACATGACCTATTTGAGAAAGTGGAAAGAAGTGACTTCCTGACCGGAAGGACATCCGCAGGGTTTAAAGCATCCTTTGACTGGATTCTTAAAAGGGCGAATCTCGTGAAAATCATCGAAGGGAATTACGATAACCGAAGCCCGGCACAAAGTCCACCAGTCCCTGACGAGCCTATGCGTGAAGAATTTTACTACGATGAAAAATCGGGAGCGTGGTGTATATGACGGAAGAAAAACTGCAAGAATGGGTCAAATATCTCAACGAAAGAAAGGGCGACTTGAAAGGATATGATTGTCCTATATGCAACAACGAAGGATTCTACTACTTCGCAAACAACGGAGAAGTCGGGATCTCACCCTGCTCATGTATGCGAATCAGGCGATCAAAGGCCGGAATGACAATGGAGAGTTACAAGACGGACGAACCATGGCAGAAGGCAGTTAAGAGCCGGGCAGAGGATTACTTGCAGAAAAGGCGTGGTTGGTTCTTCGTTGGTGGTCAGGTAGGAGCAGGTAAGACTCATATTTGCCGGGCGATTCTGACGGAGTTATCAAAGAAAAGACAGATTGAAGTCATGTACTGGATCTCTGACAGCCGGCGACTGAAAAGCCTTGCAAACTCCACCGATTATCAACAGGCAATCGAGCAGTATAAGAACGCAGAAGTCCTGCTGATTGACGACCTCTTTTTCGGGAGCGTTACAGAAGCAGACAAATTACTGGCAAGATACATAATTGATGCCCGATACAGTAAAAGTCTGATTACGATTATAAATTCCGAAAAGACATTAGACGACATCACGGTACTTGACGAAGGAACAGCCGGACGAATCAGAGAGCGTGCAGGACAGTACGTTTTAAGTTTACACAAAGACATAAGAAAGGATATGAGAAGATGAACACCGAAAAGAAATTGACCGCACGACAAGCAATACGAAAGCATTGTGTACAATGTTCCGGGGATAGTGTATATGAGGCTAATAAGTGCACGGTCAAGAAATGATTCCTATGGCCTTTTAGAAGGGGTAGTGGATGGGAGGATCCCGAAACAGGTAAAATCACTAAAAAGGCGGTTTCTGAAAAAGTAAAACCACCGAAGGTAAAATGATGCCATTAACGGGTAAACAAAATTTCAGTTCCCTTTATTACCGGGAACGAAGACGTAGAATCAGATGGAATACAGAAAGGATATAAAGAAATGAATAACGTAGTTTTAACAGGGCGATTAACCGCAGACGCAGAAGTCAAATATTCGCAATCAGGAACGGCAGTTGCATCTTTCAGCCTTGCCGTAGATCGTGGCAAGGATAAGAACGGAGAGGATAGGGGAGCAGACTTTCCCCGGTGCATCGCCTTTGGAAAAACCGCAGAAAATCTTGCAAAGTATCAGCGGAAAGGGTCAAATATCCTTATCGACGGACACCTGCAGACAGGATCCTATACCAAGCAGGACGGAACAAAGGTGTATACGACCGACGTGATCGCAGACAGGGTGGAGTTCTTGGAGAACAAGAAACAGCAAACGCCGAAGTCTCTTGGATTCCGTGAGTACAGCGAAGATGACGAAGGAGATGTGCCATTTTAACAATACCTTTTCGGGTATAAAATAAGCACGTAAGCAAGAAATTATACCCGAAAGGGAATGCAAAAATATTTTTTACCGTTTTATAAAAAAACACTTGCATTTTATTAAACACAGGTATATAATAAGGGTGTAAGGTAAATCAAGGTAGTGCAAGGAGGACATCCCTGAACCTGAACCCATCCACACATATAACGGATGGAAGGAAAGAGGCTATCAGGTAAAAAGAGGATCCAAGGCCATTGCCAAGTTCGCGATATGGAAGCAGGTCGTAAAGAAGGCGAAGAAGGAAGACGAAAAGGACACGCCGCTTATGATCATGAAAACAGCGGCATGGTTCAGCCTCTCACAGGTTGAACCGGTACAGTAAGAAGGAGGTAGAAAGATGAAGCACATGAGAGTAGAATGGAGGCCAATGACAGAGGAGCCGAACATTAAGCCCGGCACGGGCGGAAAAATCATCGCCAAGTGGGTTTACGACGGGGAAACGACTTCGTTGTTAATCGCAAGAGACTGGGAGGGTAACTTACACCTGAACGCCTCTTACGACCTCGATGGAACCTTAAGAAGCACGTCGGAAATCAGCCCGGACAGTTTTTCTGGATGGCTGTATTTCCCAGAATAGGAAGGTGGAGAAATGAAGAATTTTACCGTGGTTGTACACTTCGAGAAAGTGTACCGCATATCTGCAGAGGATAGTGCGGAGGCTGAAGACACTGCCTTTGAAAAGGCGGTCGATGAAATGCCAGACGGATTCGAGATCACCGGAAATGACCCTGCAGAAGAGGAGGTGACGACTTGCTGAAAAAAGTAGTAGCCATCGGACTTGCGCTGTCGATTGCTTCTTCGGCGACGATAGTGCAGGCCGACGGGTGGACGGATAGGCAGTCCACAAGCCACAAAATCGCATCTCTCGCAAGAGAAATGGGGTTGCCTGAAGAAAACCCCATCATAAAAGAAGCGAGCCGTATATGGTGGGAAGAGGCTGTCAGAGTCGAAGCGAAGAAGGCGGCAGATGAAGAGTTCCTGCAGTCGTACCATGACGAGGCCGTGATGATGGCAAAGGTCATGTACTGCGAAGCAAGGGGCATAAGCGACAAGCGTGAGTTGTCCATGATATGTTGGACAATCCTGAACAGGCTTGACGCAGGAACATTTGGAAGTAGCATCACGGAAGTTATAAGCAAGCCAAGACAGTTTGCTTATAGAAAAAACGCACCTCTTTTAAACGACGGTGGTGTGGATCTTCTGGATCTTGCACAAGACGTGCTCCTGCGGTGGCAGGCAGAAAGAGAAGGCGAGACGGAAGTTGGAAGAACGCTTCCGAAGGGATACTATTACTACTACGGAGACGGGAAGCATAACTACTTCCGCAAGAGCAACAAAGGAAAAGGTAGTCTGGATTTTGGGTTGGAAAACCCATACGAGTAGAAAGGAGAAAACGATGGCAAAGAAAACATGGGCGTTCTCAAGCAGAACGATGGGAACAAAGAAGTTTGATACGTACGAGCAGGCGAGCGAGTACGCAAGATCTCTGAATCAGCGAGCGATCGAGTACGACGGAGAGGCCGCAATCTACAGATGCGTCCAAGGCATCTGGGAAACATACGAGGAGTTGTCTTGCTATCAGGAAGTGCAGAGCCGGTATGGAGGAAACTTCTATGACGAGTGGTAAAAGGCCAGTTATTGGACGGTGGCTGAAACCACAGGACGCAACAAGACGGAGCATCAGATATATATGCTCCGTCTGCGGAGAAGCCGTTTACTTCTACGGAGAAAAGTGCGGTTATCCGCACTGTCCTTACTGCAGGGTATATATGTACAGAGGAGAAGGTCAATGACACAACACGAGAAGATCTATTCTTTTTTATCGAAAAATGAATACATCACACCAATGGACGCATTCCGGTATCTTGGTATAACAAAACTCTCAACAAGAATCGGAGAGATGAGACGCAAGGGAATACGAATCGAAAGCGAAATGGTACACGATAAAAATAGCAGTTATATGAGATACTGGCTCCAAAAGGATAATGTATCGATTGGCAATCTGGAGATTATGCCATGATAACAAACGAAGAGGAACGGAAAATCTGTAAAAAATACAGCGCATATGACGATGACGGTCATGTACACTGTCATGAGTGTCCGCTTCAAAAGGGAAATCCAAGACAATGGGATTTCCGATGCAAGGCAAACAGCCACTACGACAGGCGCCTGAAAGAGTGGGTCTACGACTAAGCGTGGTGAGGTACATGAGTTACAGGATGGAGGACAGAGGATGAGCGAAGTAATATATGGGGAAGATTTGTGGGAAGAATTTGCAAAAAAATATGACTGCAAAGATTGTCTTGAAAGGTTGTATTACGACGAAGAAACAACAGTATGTTACTGTAAGTTTTTCGGAGAGGTTAATCCAAAAGGGTTTTGCAAACATGGGCGGTGGAATAATGAGTGACTTGATAAGCCGAAGTTATATCCTGAAAATAATCGAGATGTGGATGAAAGTTCCGTCTTACAGCGAAGCAGAACTAAACATAATGAGGGGAATCGACTATGAAGTAAGGACTGCACCGCCCGTAGAATCGTGGAGTGCGGTCGGGGACATATTAAAAGAGTTGGAACAAAAGGAAGAAAAGTTGTACGCCGATCATTGCGATGCAACGGCAAGGCTGAAGGCCATAAACAAGATTATAGAATCGAGCCAGACACCGAAGCGGAAGATTGACGGAATAAAGCCACTTGCTGGAATGGAGGTGAGCGAATGATTAGTTATTTTGATTTAGCAAACTACTGCCCGTATTGCGGGAAAGAGGTCGGAGAATGGAAAGGCAACGGCGCATCGGTTTGTAGATCATGTGGCAAAAGATTTGTTGTGATGGAGGTGACGGAATGAGCGATTTGATTGATAGACAAGAAGCGATTGGTGCGCTCGAAGAACCACGCAATGTGTCGGATACATGGACAGACGAATTCGCTGTGGGTGAACGAATGCAGTGGGAAAAGAATGTAAAAGCACTGAATAATCTGCCATCCGCAGAGCCGACATGGATCCCTGTGACCGAGCGGCTGCCGATGAAAACAGATGAATATTTAGTTTGTTATAACAACGGCGATGTATCTACAGATTGGTATGGATTTACAGATGATGGATTAATTAACGGATTTGATGAAGATATTGTGGCATGGATGCCCTTGCCTGAACCCTATCAAATGGAGGCGAGCGAATGATTCCAGACAAAGATAAGTATGTGTCAATGGACGCAGTGAAAGAAATCTTACGTCAAGTAGAATTAAATAGAGATAGGGACGTTATCATCCTGCTATACGTTGAGATGCCAAGACGGATTCCAGTGACCGAAGGGTTGCCGGGAAATACAGGCAGTGTATTGATTACAAAAAAGGTCTTGGTCGATGTTACTGTAGTTGATATTTGATGTTATTTTGAATCCGATAAAACGTGGTATACAAATGATTTTGCGGTTGCCAATGTTGTCGCTTGGATGCCGGTACCCGAACCGTTTAAAGAGGGTGAGTAAATTGGTGATTTGATTGACAGAAAGACAGCGATAGATGTTCTTGAAAAGTGTTATACGTGTAAACATGCATATAAAAGAATTAATGATGCAGACACATTGTATTGCCGATGTAGAAAGGGATGCAGGTATGAGGCCTATGAAGTCGAACAGTACGGATTTAATCAGCAGACGTGCGGCGATTGATGTCATAGACAAAATCTTTCCCGCAGACCCGATGCATAATGAATACACTCAAGGAATCACGTGCGGTGCAGCATTAGCAATGGAGTATATTAAACAGTTGCCACCCGCAGAGCCGAAGAAAGGTCGGTGGATTAGGAATGACAACGCCACGTATTCTTGTAGCGTATGTCAATCATGGATTCCAGAAGAACAGCACTACTATGCACGATATTGTTTGTATTGCGGGACAAAGATGGAGGTGACGGAATGATAGTCGAATACGATGACTTTGAAGTCAGATATAAAGCAAAAGAATCTGACCAGTGGAAGACAGTCGGCATTGATGAATTGATCCTTAACTACGCAGACACTCGTTGGATTCCGGTGACGGAGCGGTTGCCAAAAGAAACTGGCTACTATTTGACAAGCACAGAATACAACGATGTATTGCACGATTTCTTTTTTGACGGTAAGTGGGAGACTGCTGAATGCTTTTGGTACAAAGTCGTCGCTTGGATGCCGTTGCCAGAACCGTACAAAGGGGGTGATGCCGAATGCAACCAGTAACAGAACCAAACACAGGGACACCGTATATGATACAAGGCTCTTCGGAGCAAAGCAAAGAAAAAATGACTTGCGAAACATGTGTGTATAAGTATGATCTGTATATGAACGGTGGTCGTTTTATCTGCATAAGAAAAGGAACTCCGTTCACTTCTAAAACCATTACATACACTACGGTTTGCGATAAGTGGAATGGCAAAGAATGAGCGGATTCCAAAGAGGAGGCGAACAAAATGTGGTTGATGATGAGTTTCGTGAATCAAAAGGTGGCAAAGTGCATGACCTGCGGCAAGCCCATTTTGGCAGAGATAGCACACACGAAGAAAACGGTGAGATACTGCCCGTTCTGTGGTGACGTCGTGGAAGGAATTGCGATGATGAGCAGGGAGGAATACGAGCGTGATGTATGACGAGAAGGATTTTATATCAAGAATCGAAAGCGAGTGCGGGCCACTCGTCTTCTTGGAAATGCTCCAAGAGGAGTGTGCGGAGTTGATCCATGCGATCAGCAAGTATAAACGGGCGATCGGACTCGTCACATCGCCAACGCCAATCGAGGCAGTAGAAGCATCGAGGAAAATCCGTAAGGAGATCACGGACGTACAAATGATGATCGACGGGGTGCTCTATTCCAACTTTGGTATCGTACCGGAATCTGATGAAGTGAGAGATCATGCTGTCGAGATCAAGAAGTGGAACAGATGGTTAAGGAGGTTATATGGTGGAGATTCTGGCGATTGATCCGGGAACAACGCAAAGTGCATATGTATACTGTGGAGTTTCAGACGGAAGGGTTGACTACGTTATTGACATAGGACTTGTCGAAAACGACAAAATTATCGATGTTATAAAAGAAGAGGGTTTTGATGGCGTTGTCATAGAAAAGATCCAGTCTTTTGGAACAGTTGCGGGAGCATCGATTTTTGATACCTGTGTTTGGATAGGGCGGTTCACGCAGGCGGCAGTTGAGAAGTCAAAATACATCTTCGTTGACTACATTTACCGGTCGCAGGAAAAGAGGACGATTTGCAACACGATGAAGTGCAACGATTCCTCGATCAGGAGTGCTTTGATTGACATCTATGCAAGTGGAGTCCCAAATGGAGGGAAGGGAACAAAGAAAGAACGGGGTTTCTTCTATGGATTTCACGACGATATCTGGCAGGCGTTTGCGGTTGCCCACACATTTGCAAAAGCCATTGACAGGCCAAAGAAGTGATGCTATGCTGTAGGTGTACGACCAAGGATTACCTCACACTATGTCCTTTCTACCAACCTACCTATTTACCGCAGAAGGAGCCGCCAAGTGCGGTTCTTTCTGTTTGCAAAAGAATTCCATTGCAATTTTGGAAACATCAGCGTATAATGATTGTGATCTCTCCTTTTTAGAGAATACAGAAAGAATCCCCCGCCGTTGTGCTTCTTCGGCGAGGGGTTCTTTCCTTACAGACTCTGGATCTTTCTCAAGACCGCTTCGTACTCCTTCGGGCAGAGCAACTGTATCGCTTCCATGTGCTCGTCCAAAACGTCGAATAGTTCCTCCGGATCTTTTCCACGGCAGGCTTCCAAGAAGTCGCTCATGGGCACTATGTTTGAGGTCGTGACGCCTTTGGAGAACGCCTTGACAATGTATAGCCAAGAGAGTTTCTGCAGGTTTGCGTATGTTGTTTGTCCGCTTTCAAGGACATCGATTTCTTCTTGAATCAAATCCAGATCTATCATGATTACATGCCTTCCATTTTCCCGATGAATTTACGGAACTCTTTTTTTGTCTCTTCGTTGGGAGCCTGCTCCATCAGTTCTCGTAGTTCGTCGACAAGTGTTTCGGATCCTTCTCTGGAGTATCTGCCCATCGAATCCCTTCTGCGTGCGTAACTTCTGCGACCGCCTTCTCGGTAACTTCCGTACTGATTACCACCACGATAGCCACCACGGCGAGCATAAGAACCGCCACGCATAGGCATGCCGTCCATGCTGTAGTCATCTTCGTACATCTCCTCCGACTTGAGCAGGTTTTTCTTTGCATGGGCAAGCGTGTCCATGTACTCAACTTCCTGCATGGACAGCCTGCCACCACGATCAACCTTCATTTCGAGGTCTTCCAGTTCATCGCAGATATAGTCTACCAGTTTATGCACATTTCCACCTCCTTATGCGATTCTTGTAACAACAAAGTTTGCGTTCTGCACCTCAATAAGCGGTGTCGGTTCTGTTGCAGGGTCATCTGTAGTTGCATCAACGTATCTGACCGAAACGCTGAAGCAACAGCCTTTTGGAACCGTCACGATTGCCGTGCTCGTCACGTTGCCGTACTCGTCCACTGCCGTAGGCGTATAAATCGCTCTGCTTGTCAGACGAGGTTCGCCGTTGACCGTAATAGCAACCGAAATCGGTGTTACCGCCGCTCCACCTTCAGGAATCGCAATGTTCCCGTTGAAGGTGACTTGATACCGTGCAAAACAGTTGTTGGTGCATCCACGGAGAATAAAAATCCCAGTTTCGTCCTCGTGGTAAACATAACCACGATTACAAGGGATAGAAGCCGTGAACAGTACAGGAGAATTCAAAGCGACATTTTGAATGTCATTTTTCAAAAACTCTGCCATTTTTTGTCCTTTCTACCTTATTTCTTTTCTTAAGGAAAAGAACAAGGATTTGCTAAATATTCTTCCGTTTCAGCCACTAAAAGTTGTTACCGCATCCGCATCCGCAACCATTGTTGTTGCAGGTGAAAATCGGCTGTTCGCCGTATACCGGGACAGTCCCGACAGGACACTGGTTCAGCCGGTTGTAGATGCCGTTGATGATATCAGCATTCTGCGCAACCTGAGATGCCTGACCTCTTGCGTACAGGTTTTCCTGTCTCAACTGGGCGATCTCGTCGTTCTTTGCGTCGATTTTGTCCTGACATAACTGATCCTTAATGGACTGGACACCTGCAGTTACTGCGGTAATGATCGCCTGTGTGTTCTGTGTGTCGGTGTTTCTTGTGGCACAAGCCTCCGTTGCGATGGTATAACGTGTGTCTGCAATCCCTGCATTTACACCATTAAAGCCCTGCATGTTGGCTGTCTGCTCTGCAAAACTCCGATTCAGAGAGGCCAGTTCGTTGTTATACAACTGCTGTGCAAGCCCGTTCTGCGCCGCTGTGATCGCCGCATTTGTGCCGGCGAAGCCGTTTGCGAGAGACATCTGCATATCTCCACAGCATCCGCATAACTGCGTGGACAGGGCAGAGATGCCATCTCTGACGGATGTGATGGAATCGCTCAACTGCGCAGATCTGAATCCGTCGCTGACGTTGTTGTTGATTCCGTTCTGACCGTTCAGGATCCACGGGAAGTCATAACCGAGAGCCATGTTTCCAAAGCCTCCGCCGAAACCGCCCATGCCCCAACCGCCGTTGCCTGCGAGCAGGAGCAGGAGAACGATCCAGCCCCAGTCTCCACCGAAGCCACTGCCGAAACCGTTGTTACCGCCTCCATACATAGGAGCCACCGGCATGACCATGCCGTTTTCGCCATCTGTTAAAGCCATATTTCTTTCCTCCTCTTAACTGATAAGGTTAGGGGCTGTCCTTCTATAAGACAGTCCGCATATATCAAGACTATGTACACTCGCCTTAATATCGATTCATGAGTTGCTGTAATAATGGATTATTCTTCATCGCCATTGCTTGATTTACTTGAGATTGTGTGACCTGCCCCGTGTTCAAAAGATGCTGAAGGATCGCATTTGGGTCGCCTTGATTGACGCCCTGCGGAATGCTGAATTTCTGGGAGAGCACTTGCATCGGGTTACTCCTCATCTGCTGATACAGATTTACGATATCGTTGATGTTACTCGTCATGTCTATCACCGCCACCTTTCTCGCTTCTTGCAGGTTTCTTTGCAACAGCATTTGACTTGTTACGGTCATTTCTCAAATCCCCCACCACTTGCCAAAGTGCGGCGATCTCGCCCTTTACGCCGTCTAACTCCTGCCACATCGGTTTCATGTCACACAAACCTTCTGGAGATATCTGTTCTTCGGGGGTGTCCTCCTTGATAAGTTTGTACTTTTCAAACTTCGGCGTCTCCAACTGCGAGAAGCCCATCGTTTTTGTGTAGATATGGGAAGATGTTTCGTCCTTAAAAGTAACGCTGTTTCCGAGAGCGACGGGATAATTACGAGCCTCAGCTTCGCTTCGGACGATAACGATTCCGCCATTTTGTATCTGCGGTTGCATCATGTTCTGCTGACTCTGGATCTGCTGAAGTTGATACGGGTTTTGGAATTGGTAAGGATAGTAAGCCATCATTCGCCCTCCTTTTTCTTGTACCAAACAAACTGCGGGATCTCCTGTAAGGAATTGAAGGAATCGTACAGGTCACCGTCGACCATTGTCGCAACATGACCGCCAAAGCCCAAGACATACGTTCCTTCCGGGTGATCTTTGGCAAAGTCCTCTGCGGTGTAGCAGTCGGGGCAGGTGTCCGGCAGGGATGTCCGATAGAAACCGTTTTGGCGTAGCACTGCACCCCAAACAGAGTTGGAGTGTGGCATGTCACCCATGCTGAAGGCCGCCATTGCGATTTTCGAAAAAGCAGTCTCCCAATCGGTGTCCAGAGCCATCGCTACGGCACGGACGGCACAGTCCTCGACGTTTCTTCCGGTCGGGTTGGGGTTGTATTCAATCCACATGATTTTTCTCCGTTTTTTATTTTATTTTAGACAGAAAAAGCCCTCTGGACAATGAAGCCAGAGGGCAATTTTGCGTCTAAATTTTAGTGCACTATTAGTGAAATCAAAAATGCTTTTTTAATTTTTTGCATCCGTTATATACGATGTTCTTTAATTGACGTACTGATTTGCCGTATTTTTCTGATAATTCTTTATAACCAAGTCCATCAATAAGCCTGCTTTTAAGTATGTTTCGCTGGGCATCATTAAATATCCATTGGTTTATCATTTCAACGCAGGCGGATACCGGCAAGTTAGACGATTCAAAAAACGATTCGTCGATTTCCGAATCTTCAAACGAAGCGTCTTTCATTTCAACTCTCGAAGTGTATTTTTTTATTGCATCTTCATAAATTGTCGTTTGATTGTAGCCATAATTTTCATTTTCTGACTTTAACATCGCAATAAGAACCGACTCCGTCTGTAATGCTTGTTCGGCGGTTGGAAAAGTGGCAACAATTTCATGTTTTATGTTGTTCCACCCATACACTTGAATGTCTTTGTAGAAAGGTCTATTGCTCAAATATCCTTCTCCGTTATTCCACCGCTTTAAAGGGTCTTTGCTTTGTCCAATATAAATTTTGCCATTGGGCACAGAGTGAACATAAACGTAATACATAATATTAAAACTCCTTTCATTTTTACTATAAACATTATACCACAAATACACAATTATTACACCCCTTTTCCAAAGCAGTCATATTCGTGCATTTATGATCGAAAAGGAATGTGCAGACGCCGAAGCATCTGCACAATCCGTTGTAAAAATAAATGGAGGTACTCATATATGCCTAAAAAGGATTTTTTCTAATTTGTAAACTATGTTTTTCGTCTGCCGAACAGAAAGGTCGAATTCTTCCGACAGGTTTTCGTAGGTCACGCCATCCAAAAGCCGACGCTTGAGGATGTTTCGGTCACGTTCGGAGAAGACCCATTGCTCAATAAGGTTTTCCCAGTCAGTCCGTGAAAGATTAAATTCGTAGGCGTTCATCTTCTTTTCCTTCTTGTCCGAACGCCCTTGACCCTGCTCCTATTCTTCTTCGTTCTCTTCCGTAACTTCGCCGTAGCCATTGTATATATCTCCGTCGTTTCCAATTACGTTTGCATTACCTTTGTCTGATGTTGCCTCAAAACTTTGGTAGTCGTATTCCGTCCATGCATAGAGCCAAATTAGATTTGTTAAAAACAAAAAAATGATTGAAAGTAAAATAACCATCACGAGCCGTCTATTCTTCCGCTCGTTCCTTGTCATTTCTGCTTCGTACACAATATACGGTACGCTGTTGGGTTCGTTTTCTGCCATTGTTCATCTCCCGACTTCGTGAGCCGTGATCCTTTGCATAAATTCTTGATAATCGTGGGCAACATCCTTCGCCGCCTTCCTCGCAATTTCCACGTTCCCGTTATTAGTCCCACCTGTCAATGCGTTGGATGTGACCACAGAGAGTTGGAGTGTCGCATCCATCATACGAAGAGAAAGAAGGCTTTCTTCCTGCCTTATAGACTCACGTTCTTTGGCGTTTGCTTCCTGCTTGTTTATCTTGACAGTCAAAACAGCAACAACGATGCCGGCAAGTGCTGTGATAAGCGTACAGATGATCTCTGTCACTTTGCTCACCTCCCAAGAACGTTGATGGCCTTACGGTATGCCCTCAAGACCATGATTGCCGTTTCTGCTCTTGTCGCCGTATCTCCCGGCCTTGTTCCATCAGTGATCCCAAGCGCAATTGCCGCCTTAAATTCTTCGGTATTCTCAAGACCGCTTGAAGGCTGAACAGTCGTGACAGGTGCAGTTGCTTTCTTGTATTTCTCGTGCAAAGTTCCATTCCCAAAAGTATTGACGACGTTATTCCCTTTGTCTTTCCAGTAGACTTTGTACCCTCGACTGTCAACATGTACAAACGTTGAGTATAATCCGACCCCGTGAGCCGGGTAATACTTTTCTATATATGACGCAATAGCCGCAGGTGGTACGTTTGCGATATGGATGTCGCAAGCAGTCCCGACAACATGTTGGCTCTTCGTTGCACCGCCGACTTTCTTGTTATATGCCGGTGTCCGGTATGCGGAGTTGATAACGACCGGCTCCCCGAAATAGTTCCGGATAGCCTGCAGGATCTCGACCGTTTCCTCGCACAAAAGAACGGTGTCGCTTCCATCCTTGCAAGCAAACTCCTTGACTCTGAAGTTTGGTCTGATAAGGATGTTACCATCTTTCTTCTTGCTGTATGTTGATACTTTAGCCATCGGTTTTCACCTCATTTTCTGCATCCACGATTTCAATTTCCATATCCTTGTAGTAAGCCGCTGAAGATATCCCGAGCAAGGCACCAAGGAAAACGTCAATCGCAGAAATTGTCCCAACAACCTCCACGCCGTATGGAAGCCCCCAAATCTTCGCAAGTGCGAAGTACAACGCTCCTAAGGCCGGCAAGAAAATCTGTGCGATCCATTTCAATTTATCGTATGTCGTGCTTTTCATGTCAAATCTCCTTTTTCTTGTATTATATCACAGAAAAAAAACTTTGCAAATTTTTTATTTTTTTATAAAAATCCGCTTGACTTTTATATAATAAAATGTTATTATAAGTACAGATAAATTAATAATTTTAATTGCAGGAGGTGCTCATAATGACATACGGAGATTACATTACAAAGGCAACGGTCGAAGAAAGAAAAGAAATGCGGAGAAGAATCGAAGCCATCATCGGAACAAAAGAACAGGCAAGACAGTCCGGGAAAAACTTAAACGAAAGAATCAGAAAGGCAAGTGCTTGGGACAAAAGTTTTGAAAAACTGTCGATGGTTTTCTTCGAACACGGTGAAAAAGCATTAGCATTAAACTACACGGTAGATGGTTGGCTGATCAAAGGGATCACCGCAAACGGAAAAAGATGGAACCTCGAAAGAAACAACGGATACACAAGCAGAAGCGAATATTGCGGAACACTTTACATCGAAGGAATCGGCACGGTTTTTACATCTGGCAGATTAGAAAAATGTTTCGAATACGTTCTGAACAATTAAAAATCGGGGCAACCGCCCCGACCGTCAGCCGGTAAAAGTCCGGCTCTGATGAGCAAGAGCGAAACGGTCATCACACATAGGAGGTAGAAAGATGTTATCAAAGAGGCAGAAAGCGGAGATCCGGTACAACACCACACAGTTGGCGGAGTTTGAAAGGATCTCCATCACAAGAGAAGACTGCGACAATGTCGTGGGTCTGGCCGAGGAACTTTTCCGCACAACAGGTAAGTACGATTGCGAAGACGTATACTTTGTGATCTGCGAGTACTTAAAGATTTTTTCATAAGGAGGAAGACAAAATGACGCTGACGGAAAAAAGATACAGAAAACTGGAAGAATGCGTGGGTTTCGATTATGTGCTTGAAACCCACGAAGGAAATGATTTTGCAGAGTTCGTGACCAGTACGGGAGGCGATGTTGCCAAGTACAGAGTGTACGGGACGGACGAAGATGGATATACAGTAACGTGCAAGTAGGAGGGATTGCGGTGAAGATGAAAGAGGTAACGTCCACTACATGGAAAGAGTTAATCGAAATAAAGACAAAGGCTAAAACGCCTTCAGGGATACTCCGGGCGATCCGCTGTGAAACGGATTTTGACTTCGACTATACGGATGTGCTATACGGCATTGAAACAGGGTTCATCGAAATCTGAGACGACGGTGTGATCATCTGGGAGGACTAAAAAAAGAAAACCGCCATTTTAAGGCGGTTTTTTCTTTTGCCCGTGAACTTATTGCCGAAGGTGTTTTCTCTTCTTAAAAAGGCATTTTAAGCCTTGTGGGGCTATTCTTCCGGTTCTGCCGGGACAAACCATTTGGCGTGTTTCTGCGATACCACAGCCACGGAATGGAACTGCCCAGTGCGGGTATCGATAACGTTATAAAGTCTCACTATAGCCATTTTTATTCACCTTCTCCCTCTGTTTCTGTCGGAGCCGTCAGCCCGACAGCAGGTACATACGGTTTAAGATACAGTTTGCCATCGACTTCCGTGATGACGTAATCGCCATTCGTTCCTGTCGGGCTCGGGAGCCGTTGGAGTTTGCCCCGTAAGTCTGCGGGATATTTGCTCTGATGTCCCACAGGAATCGCCACGTCCCTGTCGCCCTGTTCCACACCGTAGTCGATGAATTCTTCCGTTCCGATC